GGGAATATTACCCGGTTTTTCTTTGGCATTGATGTCAGTGCTTCATGGTCGAGCGAAGTACCCAGATGGGAGCATCATTGATACGCAAGAAGGACAGCTCATGGGTCACCCCTTGAGCTTCCCCCTTCTCTGTACGATTAATCTCGCCTGCTACCGTTGCGCAATCATGCGCTGGCTTGCAGAGGACGAGTCTCGTTTAGAGGAGGCCAAGATCTTGTGGAATAATGTTCTCGTCAATGGTGACGATATGCTCTTCAGAGCACCGCCCAGCTTCTTCCCTGTTTTCTTACAGGTTACCAAAGAAGCGGGTTTGGTGGTGTCTCTGGGCAAGAACTATAATTCCAAGTACATAGCGCTTATTAATAGTCAGATGTATAGATTAGACGGACACAATCGCATGGTGCGATGTGGATACCTCAATCAACGTCTGCTGTCTGCAGGTTCCAAAGAATCTCCTTCTCTCGCAACTCCCGACCAAATTGGCAAGGATGTTGGAGAGATGGTCAAATTCTGCCCATGGGCCAAGGGATGTATCCCGATGGCTTTTGAGCGATGGAAACCCAAATGGACCGGGTGGTTCAAACCGAATTGGTTTCTACCCGTCCATCTTGGTGGTTATGGAGTACCACTGCAGCAGGCTTCCGAGAATTGGAAGATAACCAGAGGCCAAAGAAAAATGGCTTCTCGATTTATCACCAACCCGAGGTTGCAACTGTATAGGCGAGAAGGTTTCAGTATTGAGACAGCGAAGTTTGCGAGTTCTCTCGCTAACTTTGAAGTCGTCCCTCGCTTCCCTGAGGGAGGTGAGAAGGAGGCGCGCGAGGCCCTAGGTCAAAGTGAGAATATCTCCAATGACTGGCTCATTCGCGCGGCCTACATCTCGAGGGCGATGCAGCTACAGCAAGAGAAGGTGTCCGATAAGGTCATGCTTCTTCGCTCCGGCCGCATTCAATCAAAATTGAAACCGATGTCGGATAGGGGGATAGCTAAGTGGTGGCACGTGGCAACAATTGCCCACGGCCTACCGGCTTGTCCTCCGCTCCAAAGTATAAAAGGTGATCGACCGGATCGTGTCACGCGGAGAGATTTCCAATTGAAAATCCCGCGTTCACATCCATTTGGTCGTAGACGGGGTGCTCGTAGAGCTCCTCAGTAATTTGCACAGCCCATGCGGTAAAGTGTATTCGCCGCGAACGAGAGTTAGCCTGCGACTCAGAAAAGAAGTCAGGCATGGGGTTGTAGTGGGTCATTACCCAAAACGGTGCATTCTCCTCGCGTAGATGAAACAACTTGTGTTCATCCGTGAGAGAGAGCTTAATACTTCCGTACTAACCAAAATGTCGAGAGACTACACGGCGTACCTTCACCCAGAACCAAGTTCTGTGAAGTTCCACTATGATGTATAGTCCGCCCCGAACAGGTGGATCCCATATTAGTTCATTATGTCTTCTCAAAAGACTAAACAAACTTCCAAGCAGCAGCGTCCCAATGCGCGCTCTGCACCCCAAAGGGGTAAGCAAGCAAAGAACACTGTACGCGCTCCTTCAGCGATGAATCGATCAAGTCAACAGACTGGTCGGAATTCAACACGCTACAAGGAATGCGAACGAATTGCTACTGTCAATGGTT